TCTCAATTCTTTTACAAGATTGGAACTTAATTGATATAGTAGATAGATCACAAGCTGAAAACAAAGCACCTTTATCTCAAATCAAAGTATTACCTTTTAAAGAAAAGAAAGAATGGAACTTATCAGCGAAATATAATATTGGAAAAAAGATAGACGAAAATAAGGAAGAAGTTAAATCAGAGAATGAATAGATGTTGGTTCCTAAATTTAGAGAATATTTAACAGAACAAGACGTAGAACGTAAGAATAAACCGATCACGGTTGCAATCATTACGAAGTCTAATCCCAACGTTAAAAAACAAAAAGCTGGTGAAGTACCTAAAAAAGAACTTACTGTAGGTCTAATTGAAAAAGCTTGTAAGAAAAAAGGTTTTGAGTGTGTTATTATTAATACAAAACACGCTATCATCACAGGTAAAGACGAAGACAAAAATACTTTAACCATTTACAATTATGATGGTAAAGATTCTGAACATACATTTATAGGTAAAGATACTGTTTGTATTACACGAGCAGGTTCTATTGAAGACGAAGCAGGATTATCATTATTATCAGCGTTTCAAAATTCATCTGCGTTTATGTTAAATACACGATCAGCAATGTTAACGTGTGATAATAAATTAACAACAGCATTACTATTTGAAAAGTTTGGTATACCAACACCAAGAACAGCATTTGTTTCAAATGAAAAAAACATAGAGGATGCTGTAAAATTAGTTGGTAATAAATTTCCTATCATACTTAAAACATTAACTGGTACTCAAGGTATTGGTGTAATTAAAATTGAAAGTATGGATAGTTTAGTATCTACAATTCAAGCATTATGGAAACACGATGCAGAAGTATTGATACAAGAATATATGGAAGTAGATGGTGATATAAGAACCTTAGTCGTAGATAACAAAATCTTTGCGTCAACAAATAGAATAGCCGCTAAAGGTGAGTTTAGATCCAACACTCATAGAGGCGCTACACCAAAACCATATAAGTTAAGTGAAGAAGAACAAGAAGTCATTTTAAAGGCCGCTAGAGCGTCCAAAGCGTATCTTGTAGGCGTAGATCATATCATTTACAAGGGTAAACCTTATGTATTAGAAATCAATGGTAGTCCAGGCTCAGGTGCTGAATACGAAGGTTATCAATATAAAGATTACTATTCAGAACCAGAACCATCAGGCGCTATCGGTGGCGAAGAATTAATGTATGATATTATAGATTGGGTATCAAAAAGAAGTCATTGGGATAGACAAGCAAATAGTGAATGTGGTTGGTTAGAAACTGTTGAACTAGATGAACTAGGAAAAGTTAGAGCAAAATTTGATACAGGAAATGGTTCACAAGCTTGTGCCTTACACGCTGATGAAATTATAGAAGATGGTAAAGTAGTTAAATGGAAGTATGACGGAAAAACTTATACTAAACCAAGACACGGTACAAGTAAAGTTTATAGAGCAAATGCTGACGGTGAAGAGCCATCAGAAGTTAGACCTACGATATTATTAGATATTACATTTAATGGTTTTACATATAAAGATATTGAATTTGGTTTAGACCAAAGACCACGATCAGGTTCAGATATACTAATTAATAGAGAATTAATGCGACAGATGAATGTAAGTGTCAACCCTAATAGAACTTTCGTATTAAGTAAACGATTAAGACCAATAGAAAAAAAAGGCAAACAAGATAAAGTTGGTTTTGAAAAGAAATAACATTGACATTTAAGTCAATGTGTGTTATATTATAAACAATAAGGAGTTATTATGTCAGATGTGAAAATATTAAGACTCACCACAGGTGAAGATGTGATTGCCAAAGTCACACACAATTTAGAAATAGATACAGTTACACTAAAACAACCGTTTGTAATTATACCTCATCAACAAGGACCAGGAAAACCTGTACAATTGATGATGACTTTGTATAGTCCATACTCAAAAGAAAATTCAGTAGATATAAAAAATGCTAATGTTATATCAATTGTAGAACCAAAAGAAGAATTGCTTACTTCGTATCAACAAAATACAAGTAGTATTTTAACTTCGCCAGGTTTAATTACAGAAACTAAAATACCAAAGATATAATGATTACGGTTTATTTTGCTAGAAATGGCAATCTAATACCTGTTGATGTAGAAGAAGGCCGGACTCTAATGGAAGCGGCTAGAGATTATTCTGAAATACCTATTCCAGAAATACCAGCAGACTGTTCAGGTTGTTGTGCATGTGCAACTTGTCACGTACAAATAGATGATAAGTGGGTTGACAAAATTGATAAAATAGATTATAATACACCTGAAATTGAATTATTAGAATATGAAAAAAACTTTGATGAAAAAAGAAGTAGATTATCGTGCCAAATAATGTTGACAAAAAAACACGATGGTTTGATTGCTCACTTATTGGGGGATTAGCTCAGCTGGGAGAGCGCCTGATTTGCATTCAGGAGGTCAGCGGTTCGATCCCGCTATCCTCCACCAAATTAAATTATGAACTTTTATAAAAACGTTATCGAACATAGAGGTAAACTTTTAGTACGTGGTATCCACGAGGGAAAAGAATATAAAGAAAAGATTGATTATAGTCCAACACTCTATGCTATAACGCAAGAAGAAACAGAATTTAAAACATTAAAAGGTCAACATCTTAAACCAATTACATTTGGTAGTATCTCAAAAGCAAGAGAATTTAAAAAATCATATAATACAGATAACTCACCATTGTATGGTATGGACCGTTATCAATATCAATATATCGCTGATGAATTTCCAAACGATATGCAATTTTCAAAAGAGTTTATAAAGATATTTACTGTTGATATAGAATGTAGTGCGGAAAATGGTTTTCCTGATGTAGAAAATCCAACAGAAGAACTACTAGCGATTACAGTTAAAAATCAATCAAATAAACAAATCATTACTTGGGGCACAGGTGAGTTTAAAACAGATCGAACAGATATAACTTATATAAGATGTAAGTCAGAAAAATCTTTGATTATGGAGTTTATGAAGTTTTGGATTAAGAACTATCCTGATATTATTACAGGTTGGAATACAAAGTTTTTTGATATACCTTATTTGATGAATAGAATATGTCATATCGTAGATGAAAAAGTTATTAAAAGATTTTCACCTTGGAATTTAGTTGAAAGAGAATCAATTGTAGTAAGAGGTCGACCACAAACTCATTATAATATTTTTGGTATTGTAATGTTAGATTACTTGGACCTATACAAAAAGTTTATTCCAACAAGACAAGAAAGTTATAAACTAGATTACATTGGTAAAGTAGAACTTGGTAAAGGTAAAGACGAAATGCCTTACGATACTTTTAGAGAATGGTATACAAAAGATTTTCAATCATTTATAGATTACAACATACAAGACGTTGAGATTGTTGATGGTTTGGAAGATAAACTAAAACTAATTGAACTTGTATTAACTATGGCGTATGAAGCAAAAGTTAATTACAATGATGTATTCTCGCAAGTAAGAATGTGGGATATGTTAATCTATAACTTCTTACGAAAAGATAATATAATAATTCCTCCAAAGGAAGATAACGTCAAGGAAGACAAGTATGACGGTGCTTATGTTAAAGACCCAATCACAGGTATGCATAAATGGATAGTATCATTTGACATTAACTCTCTATATCCTCATCTAATTATGCAGTATAACATTTCGCCAGAAAAAATCATTGGCGTTAAATCATCAGGCATTTCAGTTGATAAGTTGTTAAAACAGGCGACACCATTAACACACTTAAAAACTGAAGGTGCCTGTATTACTCCTAATGGCGCAATGTTTAAGACAGATGGATTAGGTTTTCTACCACGACTATTACAAAAGATGTATAATGATCGTGTTAAATTTAAAACATTAGAGTTTCAAGCAAAACAAGAATATCAAAAGACAAAAAGTAAAGAACTTACAAATAAGATTGCTACATATCACAATATACAATGGGCGAAAAAGATTGCACTAAACTCGGCTTATGGCGCAATAGGTAATCAATACTTTAGATATTATGATGTAAGACAAGCAACAGCGATTACAACATCAGGTCAGTTTGTAATTCGTTTTATTGAAAGTAAAGTAAACGAATATATGAATACTATATTAAAGACACACGATAAGATTGATTATATTGTTGCGTCAGATACAGATTCAATTTATCTTTGTTTAGATAAATTAGTTGACCAAGTATGTAAAGACAAATCAAAAGAACAGACTTTGCGATTTATTAATAAAGTTGTTGATGGTCGAATACAACCATTTTTAGATAAGTGTTTTGAAGAACTTGCTGATTACACAAACGCCATTGAAAATAAAATGGTTATGAAACGAGAAGTTATTGCTGACAAAGGTATTTGGACTGCGAAAAAAAGATATATGTTAAATGTATTAGATGAAGAAGGTATTACATTTGATGAACCTAAATTAAAGATTATGGGTATTGAGGCTGTGAAGTCATCAACACCTGAAGTTTGTAGAGGTAAGATTAAAGAAGCAATCAATATTATAATGAAAAAAGATGAAGATACACTACAAACATTTGTATCTAAATTTAAAGATGAGTTTTATAATATGACAGCAGAACAAATATCTTTTCCAAGGTCTTGTAATAACTTGGCTAAATACAAACATAGTAATGATATTTTTATCAAAGGTACCCCAATACACGTGAAAGGTGCTTTGATCTATAATCATCAAGTAAAAGAATTTAAATTAAGTAGAAAGTATCCAATGATACAAGAAGGTGATAAGATTAAGTTTATAAAACTAATAGAAGCAAATCCATTTAAGTTTGATGTAATCAGTTATGTTACAAAACTTCCAACAGAATTTAAATTAGAAAAGTATATTGATTATGAAGTACAATTCCAAAAAACATTTTTAGATCCGTTAAGTTTTATATTAAACTCAATTGGTTGGTCGTATGAAAAGAAAGCATCACTGGAAGATTTTTTTGTATGATAACAAGTTTATTTTTATTATTCATAACTTTACATTGGGGTTTTGCGACTGGCGCAATACTAGCAATGAAAACAGACTGGAGTATACCTAGGTTTCTAATTATAGTTTTACTTTTTAGATACTTACTATTATCTTATGGTCTTTAATACAAACAACAAATATGGAGTAATATATGCAGATCCACCTTGGACGTTTAAAACGTATAGTAACAAAGGCAAGGATAGAAGTCCTGAAAAACATTATCCTTGTATGTCTATCACTGACATTATTAATTTACCTGTTAGCAGCATTGCTGCGAATGATGCAGTCCTTTTAATGTGGGTTGTTGATCCACTTTTAGATAGAGCATTTGAAGTGATTGACGCTTGGGGTTTCAAGTATAAGACAGTAGGATTTACTTGGGCAAAGACAAATAGAAAGACAATGGGTTTCTTTACAGGTTTAGGATATTGGACAAGAGGCAATCCAGAAATGTGTTTACTCGCAACTCGTGGTAAACCAAAACGGCTAAATAAAAGTATACCACAATTAGTTGTAAGTGAAAGACAAGAACATAGTAGAAAACCAGATATAGTTTACAACCATATAGAGAAGATGTTAGAAGGACCATATATTGAACTCTTTGCTCGTAGAAAACGAGATGGTTGGGAAAGTTGGGGTAACGAAGTTTGATTATAGACTTGACTTTATCAATATTATATGTTATATTAATATATGCCTTTATAATAGGGCTATTAGTAATGTGGAACAATGAACAATTATAAACGATATACATTAAAAGATACTTTAGAGAGTGAACAACGAGCACTCTTTAATGTATTATCTACTTTCGCTGGTGGTGGTGGTTCATCAACAGGTTATAGACTTGCGGGTGGTAAGATACTTGCGGTAAATGAATTTGTACCAGAAGCACAAAATACATATAGAGAAAACTATCCAAATACATTAATCATACCTGGCGATATTAAAAAACTATCAGGTAAAGACTTTTTAGAAAAGATTAATTTGAAACCAGGTGAACTTGATTTACTAGATGGTTCGCCACCGTGTTCAGCGTTTAGTATGGCAGGTTCTGTATCACACGGTAAAGGTAGAACTCACGCAGATGCTTTTGGTAAAACAAAACAATATAGTGATATTAAAGGTGTAGAAAATGTTGAAGATTTATTTTTTGAATTTTTAAGAGTGGCAGAAGAAATCAAACCAAAAGTAATTATAGGTGAAAATGTTGAAGGTTTAACTATGGGTGAAGCAAAAGAATATTTCCATAGAATACAAAATACATTTGAACAAATAGGTTATCTTGTTGTCGCTGATGTATTAGACGCAAGTTACTTTGGTGTTCCACAATCTCGTAAAAGAACTTTCTTTATCGCAGTAAGAGAAGATGTTGCTGAGAAAGTCGGTATAAATTTTATGACTATGTATCAACTCTATCCTAACAAAAATGATACAAGAACTACACTTGGTGAAGCAATTAATGATGTAGTAAATGAAGATAAAGAAGAACTAGATTATTTGTTTGATAAGATTAGTCCAGAAAAAGCTGTAGGTAAAACATTAATGAAAATGCCAAAAGATCCTGACAAAGTATTAACAGGTATGGATTACCACGATAAAGGTCATCACTTTAATTTGAAAAGAAGTAGTTTAAGAAAACCTTGTCCAACAATTACTGCGATGGGTAATCTTGCTGGTGTTGCTGGTACGTGTCACCCATTAGAAGATAGAAAGTTTACTATTAAAGAGTTAAAAAGAATTATGTCATTACCTGAAGACTTTAAATTAACAGGTGAACATAAACAAAGATCAGAAAGAATTGGTCGTATGGTACCACCTCTTATGATGAAAGCACTTGCCGAAAGTGTATATAATAAAGTATTGAAACCATATAAGGAGTTAAATAATGACTAAATTTACATTTGCCACATCAGAAGAAGGATTTGATAATCATATAGACAAATCAGTTAGAGGATATAGTCACTTATGGAGTGATATACTTTCTCTATCAAAATATTTTGTTGAAGATTATACCCAAGTTGTTGATATAGGTTGTTCAACAGGTAAACTATTAAAAGGTATGATAGAACAAAACAACGAACATATACCACACGCACAATACACAGGTATTGAAATAGAAGATGATTTCTATGGCGATTATAATATGGACGAAGACAAGTATCAAAATTTAAGTTACTACAGAGGCGATGTAAGAGATTTTAATTTTCAAAATTGTTCTTTAGTTACTTCTATATTTACTTTACAATTTATGTCACCAAAAGATAGACAAGAAGTAATTAATAAAGTTGCCGATGGTTTAAATACTGGTGGCGCATTTATCTTTAGTGAAAAAACTTTTAGTTGTAATCCTAGAATACAAGATATGATGACCTTTACTTTTTATGATTACAAAAGAAAGCATTTT